CAGGTCGGCAGGGCCGGACGCCCCGGGAGTCCAGGTGAACGTACAGGCGAAGGTGTTACCCTGCGAGACGGTTACGGTGTTAGAGCAGCTCATCGGGTCTAACCTTGCCCCGATTGGAAGGGGGGGGTCAGGCCACGGGGTTATGGCAGGTTAATAAAGGACTGAACACTAGTGATAGGGGATGTTCCGTTGAGTCCTGCCTGCTGACCAATCGTAAAGGCGTCTGCAATAATAGTGAAAGAACTGCTGCTTGTCGTGACGGTGCTTCCTACCAATTGTTCTGGATAAGGGTCGGCCATGCCAAAGAATGCGAAGTAATCTTCGACAGGAGCTGTGTTCTCGGTAAAAAAAAGTTCAGGAGATGAAGCCGTTAAACGACTCCTCAACAGACCGTTGCCTTCGACGGTCTTAAACCATCCTGTGCCTGACGGGTAAATGGTGTTATGACTTCCGAACGTAACTGATCCACCGTTTGAAACGATGTTACGAAGCTGAGCCCAAGTCGTAGGACCGCCTCCTTGTCCGATTATATCTCCCATCAGATGCGGGCGTAGTAATACTGCGCCGTATCGGTGCCCAGTTTAATGCGGTCGCCCCAGAGGGAGCCAAATACATACTGGTAAAGGGCTCCAGTGGTCGGGGCCGTGGACGAGTCCATTTCGAACTTAGCCAGAAGGACGTATCCGTAGGTATCCGTATCGGTCAAAGCTACGTTGGACGAGATGACCTTCGGGTATGCGGCGTTTGCAGTATTGGGGTCCGGGAAAGCGTACGGTGAGGACGTGTCTGGTCCTGAGCGCAGGTAGATCCAAGACTCCAATGTTGAACTGCTGATTGAAAGTTGCCCGGTAGGAGGGTCAGGCACCCCGGACGTCGTACGGTCAAGCAGGACTTCGGTGCTTGTGATCACGTCGTCGATTTTAGGCACTAGGTTGTTCAACGTGCCAGAGACGACTTGATAACGAAAGTTAGACCCTGAAGGACCTACGGGAATCACCTTGAAAGGTAAGCGCGTGATTACTTCGCTTTCAGACGGGAAAGGGCTGGTCGTGTTGATGGTAAAACCATAACCGCCAGAGGTGAAACCATAACCCGAGCCTGGCTGAATCTTGCTCATTATACGGGCATGTACACTTCGGCCGGGTATCCATCGCGGTTGAACCGAATCTCGTAGTTGATTTTAAAAATCTTCGGAGTGCCGGAGGGCTGGACGCAGTAATCCTCAAATGAAACCTGCGACAGCATGATGGTCGGACGCGCAGCGCCTTTGACCGTGGCAGTCCAGGTCGTGCCAAGGTGATCAGGCAGGAGCTTCGTGCCCGAAAAAGCGTTGGTTGTGCTGGTCTTGCCGACGGCGTTACGCAGGTTCGTCACAACGCCGACTTGCGTCGTGTAGACACAGCCGGAGAAAGAGGTCGTCGGCGCAAGGTATTGGTTCTTCCCGTAGTAGTACTGCTTATCCGCAGTAGAGGAATCAAGGAAGCCGACGAAGCCGCCGGCATTGGTAACGGTGCCCTTGAAGTGAGCGCCGAAGACGCCGCCAACCTTGTAGTCAGGATTAATCGTCGAGGCGGTGAATGTCGTTCCGTTGCCAGCGATGGCGGTCGTGAACCCGGTAGCTGGGCCGAAGAAGTTAGGGTGGGTCGTGATGTGCTCAGAGGTCAGGCCGTGCGAGGCGGTGACGTTCGGACGCGTCGTGTCACCTACCGACGACATGATGCCAACGTAGTCTGCCGTAACCTCGTCAATCTCTAGGGTCCGACGCGACAGGTTGAACTTGTGGACGAACAGATCGTTGTATTGCGGATGCACCTGACCTCCGACGATGGCCGTACCAGATATGGATTGGTCGAGCTGATAGATGCCCTTCCCGGTCAGAAGTCCGTAGCCGTCAGTCTCATAAGTCGAGCCTGGCTGAAGAAACTTGGAGGTAAGCGGATCACCTTTTTTGACGATAGCCATGGTTATTATTTCTTAGTTAGAAGGGCGGCGCGCGAGGGGGAGGTGTTAGCCGGTGTCACGGGCGTCGCGCCCTTATCGGTGACGTCTGCCGACGGCGTTCCCGTTCCCTTGGACGCGATGATCTGAAGATAGGCGAGCTGTTGCATGGCGATTACCTGCTGCTCGTGCAAGGCGGTGACGACAGGGTTGGCGCCTACTCCTATGATGTTTCCAGACATGGATTGGGCTAACTCGCTTCCGGGCTGCTTAATCTGCTTTGCCCTGGCGCCTTCTTCTTCCTTTTTGATTCGTTCGGCGGCTTCCTTCTGCTTGCGCTGGGTTTCTTCCCATTTGATAGCGGACTTACCCTGCTCCGTCTGCGAGAAGACGTCCAAGGCACGTTTCTGGACGTCCTCGCGGTTAGCCATGTTCTGGGTAAAGCGGGGATTGATGAGGAAGTTAGCCAAGTTCTCACGGCGCAACTGATCTAACAGGTCCTTGCCTTCCGGTGTGGTAGTCAGGAACATCTTGGTAGCCTCGGCTCGGCCTTCGCGGGCAGACTCTGACTCCTTCTCGCGCTCCTGGCGTTCCTTAAAGTATGCGGCCATACGGCGCTCATGGGCGGAGACGAACATACTATCGCCCTTGGCGAGGAGATCTAATCCTTCCTGCGCTCGTCGCCGTGCGTCCTCAATTGCCCCAGAGATGCTACTGATGGCCGAGTTAAGCAGTACCATCGGAGCGAAGAATCCGAGAAAGATGTCTTTAAATGAGGTAGAGAACTTCTTCTTGATGTCCTCGAGCTGCTTAGAGAAACCTTCGGTGGCTTTCTTGGCCTTGTCCACGGCCTGCGGCACGTCGGAGGTCGTTTTGATGTTTACTTCAAGGGCTTGGGCCATGTCAGGGGGTGCTTTCCTTTGCAGGATTGGAAGCAGTAGCGGCGGACTCCCGGGCAAGCTCATCGGCCATGAAGGCTTCCTCCTCTGGCGACATGATCGCCACGTCGGCACCCTTGCGGATGGCCAGGGCGGAGTTAAGCCAGATGGCCTGACACTCGGGCATCTCCCAGGCACGCTGCTCAGGGATGCCTGAGGCGATGAGGTTTGCGACGATGGACAGAGGCCAAGGGATGCCCTTTCCTCCGCCGCCTGATTTGGTCTTTGTCTGCTCCCAGAACTTTGGCCAGTCTTGGACTAGAATGTAGCCGGCGAAGGCATTGACGATGCTTTCAAACTTGGCTGGGTTGTTCTCAAGGCTGGCAATACGCAGTTGGTCCCTCCATCCAATTTCTCCAAGCTGTTCCTCGGCGCATACTTGGCAGGCAAAGACTAAATCGGCAGGAGTAACTCCACGCGATCCAGTGACCAGCGGAGAGTCGAAAGCATGCAGGCGCACGCGGTACTTGAGGCACCATGGGTAAAGAGTTCGACCCAGCAACCGAAAAGGCGCCGGGTCGATGTATGCATTCAGGAAGCGACGATCCACCCCTCTGATGCTAACCCCTTTGCGCGGGTGTCAATTAGTAGGTGATACCTTCAAAGTCGACGGCAGTGACTGAGACCGAGGTAAAGCCTTGGCTAGTGCCCTTATCGTCGACCTTTGTGATTACTCCGGAAAAAGAAGCCGAAGCCGTGCCTCCCGGGTAAGCCGAAGAAGTATTGACCGTGAAAGTAAGCGTGGCGCCGAGCACAGGAATCGAACCAGTCTTGGCGATGCCTTCGATGGTGATCTCGCTTTTACGGTCGTCCAAGCGGTGAGTGACAGTGATGCCTGACTCGTTGACAACCATGGACTCGGAGTTGAACGAGGAAGACAGGCTGTAAGACTGCACGAACAGGTTCGAGACAGTACCCGCGATACCGTAGATGCAGGTGGTTCCGTTAGTAATAGCGGCCATTTGTATTTGCTCCGATTGGAATTAGGCCGGAGGCAGGACCACCAGCACGTCGAAGGCGAAGGCGGTTGCCCAGGAACGCTCGTCAATTCCCTCGTCTTCCGAGGTCATCGTGACGTCATAGCAGGACGCGTCGGTCGAGGCCGTGAAGGCCGCCTGGATGCTGGTCAGGTCACGCATATTGCCGGACAGGGCGGCGCAGCGGGCACGGTGATCGGCGAGGGTCGTGTCGTCCGCGTTGGAGAAAAGGGTGATGCGGACCGAGCAGGCATAGTTACCAAGCCCCTCTGGGAGGTCTCCAGGAGCCCGGGCGGAGTCGCAGAGGACGACGGCCTTGGGCAGGGTCTGGGTCGCGGCGCTGTCGCCCGTCAGGAACGTGACGGTGGTCAGCCCGGTCTGGGTCGATAGGTAGGTCGCGAGGGTGGCCTCGACGATGTGACGGATGGATTTGGTGCCCATAAAGTTTTAACGGATCGTGCCGTTGTTGAAGTCGACGACGTCCCGCTTGAGGAACTTCTCGAGGTCGCGCTCGATGCGGGCGACCGCGTTCCCGTAGACTAGGTTGAGGACATTGTTCTTTGTGCCCTTGTCGTCGTTGTCGCCGATGGCGTTGCCGATGCGGATGCTCACGGCCTTCTGAGTCGTGTAGACGGATTGAATGACGTTGCCGGGGAACTTCTTCACGTAGCCTGCCACGCCCTTGCGGCCGAAGTTCTGTTCGACCCCTTTCTTCTTGGGCTTGGGAAGGGTCTGCATGGCGTTCCACCAGCCCGACTTGAGTTTGCCGACCTCGGCCTGACGTTCCTTGATGTATTCCTTCAGCTCGGCCTTGGAGCCGACGAGGAACTTGCCCATGTAGTCGCCACGGCCTTTCTCAATCTTCGTCTTCCCTTGGCGGGTGAGACGCTTGAAGCGGTTGTGGACGGGACGAAGGTCGGTCACGAGCTCGTTGCCCGGGCGTCCGCTGGACTGGTTGAAGAAGTTCTGGGCTTTCTTGTAGGCCCGCAGCACGTCGGAGTCGGCCACGATCTGATTCGGGATGACCGCGTCGAAGTTGATGGAGCGGTCCTGCGCCGCTTTCTTGGCGGTCGTGAAGTCGCCGAAGTTCCGGCGCTTGGCAGCTGACGCAAGGTTGTTAAGCATCATCGCCCCTGCCACCTTGGCCTTGTCGTTCTGGGC